CCAACTCGCAATAGGCTGCGTGCACGCCCTGCGTCTGCTCTTCTCTATGTATGAGGAGAGCGATGCCGGCGCTATCGCTGCTGTTGCTTATTATGCCGGTATACACAAAGCGATCACGGTTGTCGGCCACACCGACGAAGGAGCGTACGTACGCGACATGTGGCGGGCCGTGACATTTGGGCCGCCTAGAGGTGGTGTATATTGCTCCAGCCCTGAGTCGTTTGTTGGGTTGCCAATGCCTGACGTCACGAACTTCGATTCGTTCGTCGCGCTCGCTGACGGGTCGGCACTACTATCTGCCGGTCTGTCTGCGATCTCCGATCCTCTAGTCACATACAAAGGGAAGAGGTACCCGACAATCGTGGCTGCCCAAGCGGCACAGCTGACAGACGGCAGAGGGGTCGCGTCTGATGCCGATTACTCGTTGGACTTGACTAGTCAGGTCGCAAGTGGGAGCAGTGTGTTTTGCCGTAGGTATGCCGTCAACCTCGCGCGCTCGCTTATGCTGAACGACGGCGGGGCCGACATTGCATCTGTGGCGATGGAGTCAGGCTTTAACGAGCTATCAGGAAGAACTAACAGGCATCTGAAACTTCCTGTTGCGGCCCCTTTCTACTGGATCGAGCCGACAAGTCTCATTCACGACGTACAGGTATACGATAGCCCTGCACAAGACAGCGGTTACGGAGTGTACGCCGGGACGGACAACCCAGCAACTCTGCCTTACTTCGAGAATCTGGAGGTGCGCAGGCGCGGCGCGAATGTTGAACACTGGTTCGCCGAGTGGCGCACGGCCCGAACATGTGGCGCTGTGCTGTTGCACAGATACAACCCTCAGGATGGACTTGGGGCGCTCATAATACGCCAAGCGTCTCAGACGGGCTTTGCAATGCGGGGTGGCACGTCAGAGGACATACTCGCAACCATGCGGCGCAACGCCCCGCTGTCTGCTTATCTGTGGGAGCGTGGCGACGCCGGGCTGCCAGCACCTGCAGAACTGATATATACCGGCGACTCCATCGCTTTCCTGGCTGTCCAGCAGACCCATGACCCACTCAGCTACGATGTTGCCGACGCCAACTTGAAAGCCGGCACAGACCACGACGACTTAGTGCACGTCAGTGTGGGACCGCCGTCGTTTATGCAGATCAGCAACATTGGGTCGAGGACCGCTAAGGTAATCAGAGCGCGTACCACTGCTGCCGCATCACTTGCTGCAACTCGTCTTGGTGCGAGAAGACGCATTGATGCGTTAACCGGCGGCGAAGACCTAGCACTGTCTGGTGAGTCGCCAGTGGGCTGGAAGATTGCAACCGGTGTGGCCACGGTGTCAGGGGTTGAACAAGGTGCGTCGTTAGAGTTGCCGCAACGGGGTTCATCAAAAGGGAGCCCGGCTGCGAGGGTGGTACAGATGGCGGCAGACAAGTTTCACGCCGTTAAGCAGCCACGGCGCCAGGAATTGACACTAACTGTCGCGGGTGGTTCGCAGGCTTCAGCCGGAAAAACCGAGGCGGGACATGATATTGAGCGCGGCACCGACGTGCCGGCCGAAATTCAGGCGGGCGGGCCAAGTAGCGCCCCTCCCGCTGCACAATGAGT